CCTTCCAGCCAGCGGCGCACCATTCTGCGAAGCCACCTCATTCGTCACCCCCTGACGCCTTGCGGATGTTGACGCCCAGCTTGGTGCCATAGGTAATACCGGGTGGCACTTCGCCAGTCTCATCCATGTGAGACCGGACCGCGGTCTTGGACACACGCTTCTCCAGCATGTCGAACGCGTCATGGTTCTTGATGAAGGTCAGCACAGCATCCCAGTCCGCCACGTTGGCGAAGTCAGTGCTGGTCACGAAGGCCGTGCCAGCCGAAGTCTTGAACGAGGTAACACCCTCGTCGTCAGCCTTCTGCATCAGCCACGCTTCCAGCTTGGACATCTTGGCCTTGAGTTCAGCGACCTTCTCCTTGGTCTCGTTCTCAACTGCCTCCTTCTTCCTCCGCAGTTTGAGGTAGGTCTCCACCACCTGCTCGACCGTAAAGCTCATTCCATCCTCCACACCCGGACGCCCTGCGCCCCATCCTTGTCCACCTTGGCAGTGACGAACCGTGCTTCGAGCCGCTTGCCTGCCCGCTTGCACAGCGCAGACATCTGCGTGGTGTCCTTGTTCACGACGAAGAAGCTGTCACCAACTTCCATCTGGTCGAACGGGTACTTCCAGCGCACGTTCTTCTCCGGCAGCGGAACGTCCTTCTCGATGCTAAACGACATGTTATTCCTTTCCCATCTGGGCTATCAGGTCTAGCAACACACCCTGTAACTTCTGCTTATTCTGCAGACGTTCATAGATGCGATGCTCCACCTCAGTTGCTTCAATGTGTACGACGTTCGACACGTGCTTCTTGCCGATACGTTCGACACGACCGTTGGCCTGAACATACTGTTCATTACTAGTGATCGGACCATACCATACAACGGTTGACGCCGCTGTCAAGGTCAATCCATGCGCCATTGTCGCAGGATGTGCAATTAGTACGCGAGGGTCGCGGGCGTTCTGGAAGTTGTGGAAGATGTCATTGCGCTTGGCAGACGACACCTCACCGTTGACCACGCCCACCGTCCAGTCCTTGGACAGTTCGCGCTCCAGCATCCGCAGAGTGCCTGTCAAGGGGACGAAAAGAATAACCTTCTCGCCTGCTTCCTCGATGACTTCCTTCACGGCGCTGATCCGTGGACCACAGTCCAGTTCGAGCAGCTCTCCATTCTCCCCGTAAGCTACACCCAGTGCGATCTGGATCAGCTTCTGCGCCTTTACTGCTTCGTTAACAGCAGTGATCGTGCCGCCTGCCACCTCGGTGACCAGCTGCTTGACCATCTGCTTGAAGTGCTTGGCCTGCTCGGGTGTCAGTGGCACCTTGCGGGTCTGGGTCACAGTGTCTGGCAGGTCAAGACACTCCTCCCGGGTGAAGCGGATGGATGGCTGGAGCACGTGCTTCACAACGTCCACGCTCTCAGGGCGGGGGACAAACTTCCACTGGCCCATCTTCATCATGACCTGCTCACGGAAGCCGGTGTAGCTCTTGCTCATGTGCGGGCTGTTCACCAGCTTAGCCAGTGCCCACGCATCGGTGGGTTCGTTCGGGGTGGGTGTGCCCGTCATCAGCCACAGGTTCATGTGCGGCTGCACCTGCAGCCAGCGATAGAACTGCTTGAAGCGCCGGGTCGATGGGTTCCGGTAGACCGCTGCCTCGTCGATGATGACAAGGTCGAACATGTCCAGTGCTTCCTTGGCGATGATGGGGAAGCCATCGTGGTTGATGATGTAGAAGTCCGCCTCGGTGTTGAGCAGCTTAAGCCTACGCTTGGCGTCACCATAGAGGGTCACCGACTTGCGGTGGTACAGCTCCTTGAACACAGCGTCACCCCACACCCGCTCAAGGGTGGACAGGGGCGACAGGATCAGCACCTTCTTGATGAGACCCATGTTCATCAGGTAGTCGGCAGCCCACAGGGCGCTGACAGTCTTGCCTGTCCCGATCGAGTTCAACACTAGGCAACGCTTGTTCAGTGTAAGGAACTCAGCCGTGGACTTCTGGTGTTCGTATGGCGTGAAGCGCCCGGGCCAATCGTACTGGTAGGCAATGGGCGACGGCGGGTTGAACCCCAGTTCCTTGAGGCGCTGCATCTCCTTCACCCGGTGGGGTATCACGACGATGCGTGGGTCAGACGGCAGCTGCCTCGCCTTGGGTATGCACTCTAAGACCCGGTGTGGGTCACTCAGTTTGAGGGCCACGGCCCTCGCGGACTCGACGACAAGCATGTATCCACTCCCTTACCTGCTCGATTGTGGCCTTGTCATAGACCACGAAACACTTGCCACCCGCAGCTTCGATGTCCGCCATGCACTTTATCTGCAAGGCGGTGGGCTTTTTGGTGGCGTCAGCTTTACACTCGATACCCAAGAACAAACCTTCCACGACCGCAACTCGGTCGGGGATGCCTGCACTACCAAATGGTCCGGCCTGCGGGGGGTAAAACCACACCCGCTCAGCCTTCAACATCCGGTCTAACGCTGTCTTGATCTTGCCCTCTGGAGTGGCCATCGTCAACTCGCAAATTCACAGAAGCCCTTGCACGGGCAGAATTTGCACAGCCCACTGGGCTTGGCCGGCCAGTTGTCAGTCTCCAAAGACTTCTCCACCCGATTGATGCGCGTCATCAGTCGCGTCCACATCTCGTCCTTGTGCTCGACCCGGTACAGTTCCTTGTCGATGGCGTTCTCCTTGGTCCACACAAACATGGAGGAGACCTTGGTGATCGACGGCCAGAAGCTGAACACAGCGAGGGCGAACATCTCCAGCTGGTCGAAGTCAGGGCGGCGCTTGCCTGTCTTCCAGTCCACCACCACAGCCGTGGAGTTGCCGCGGATCACGAGAACGTCGAGCTTGAAGCGCAGCCATGCGTCCTTGGCAAACCAGCTGGTGGGTTGCAGGTCACTGGTCAGGGTGTACTCCTGCTCGACGAGCAGCATCCCGCCGCCGTCGGCACCTGCCTTAACCTGATCGCACAGTGGCTTGAGCGCAGCCGTCTCCTCGGGCAGGCCAACAGCCGGGGCCTTGAGGTATTCTTCCAGCTGCTTGTGCACCCGCTCACCGTACACTGTCGCCGTGCCCGGCTGGTCCACCACTTCCTTGGTGATGCGCTGGTGGTAGTACCTCTTGGGGCCGTTCTCATACATCTTGAGGGCAGTGTACGAGTGAGCGAGTTTAGTCATTACGTGTCTCCATGGGCATCCACCCGAGGGGTTTCTCAAGAACAAAGTTCAGTACATCTGGGTCATCCGCGCGCCATTGTCTGGCGCGATAGCCCCAGCCTTTGCCACTACGCTCCGCGAACGGTACGACTCCGGCATGCTGGTAGTAGAGGACCACTGGGTTCTCCCGAGTGGCCTCGGGTGCAGTGTCCATTGGTTGGAAGGTGGGTAAGGTAGTCATCACGTGTCTCCATAGTTGTCAGCCGTGCCTGCCTCGCAGGCCACGGGCAAGTCGGGTGCCCAAGTCGGGGCGGTGGACATGATCTCGACGATGTCCTTCTCTGCCTGCTCAGCCTTATCCTCAGGCACTACGCAGACGTTCTCGTCATGCACTTGGAAGGCGACGTGGTAGCCAGCGTCTCGGATCGCCAGCATCTGCTCTGCCACAACGATGCGTGCCAGTGCTTGGGTCACGTTCTCCACCATCATCGCACCGTAGAGGCGGCTCTGGCCGGGGACTTGGCCACTGCCAGTGTCAACCTTACTGCCATCGAGCCGGGCCTTCATCGCCCGATCAAACATGCGGCGGTCTTGGATGTAGGTGAACTGCCGATCGGTGGCCGACAGGCCGTGGTAGCGCAGCTTCATCCCGTTGGGCAGGAGGACACCATCAGCATCGTAAGTCAGGATGTTACCGATCCGCCCCTTGCGCCCAGCCACCATGCTGGACAGGGCGTAGCCACACTCACCCCAGAGCTTGACGATCTGATGGTAACCCGTGCGGTAGGTGCGAACCAGACGCTCGATGTCCTCCTCTGGCAGGTTGACGGGTGGCTTGCCACGCTTGAGCGTCAGCCCAAACTTGTCAGCCGACATGCCGTAGCCCAGCCCAAGGATGGCTGCTTTGCCCACGTGACGCTCCAGCATGTCGGCCTTGGTGATCTTGCGACCGTAGAACGTCGTGGCAAACTCTGAGTAAACGTCCCGGCCCTCACGGAACCACTGCACAAGGTCAGCCTGCCCGGCAAGGTAGGCCACCATGCGGGCTTCGATCTGGCTGCTGTCACAGCTGATGATCTTGTATCCCTCGGGTGCCCGGAGGGCATGGCGCAGCACACCACCACGGGGCAGGTTCTGTAGGTTGAGCTTGTCCCCACCAGAGAAGCGGCCAGTGTGGGCACCATAGTAGTTGAGCATGATGGGCAGCCGACCACGTGACTGCACCCCCAGCAGAGATGCTGTGCGCGTCTCCTCTAGAGTGGACTTGAGCCCCAGCCGTGCGGATACCAGCGTCTGGACGATGGGGTCGTGGTGATCTTGCAGTGCAGTGAAGGCGAGGTCGGTCTTGGCGAAGGCGTAAGTCTCCTTGCCCGTGGTCCCGCTGATCTTGGTCGGTGGCTCCACCCCACGCTTGCGCAGCAGCTTGGCGAACTTGTCGTTCGACATGATGTACTCTTTGCCCTTGCCACCAAGGGTGTCGAGCAGTGCCTGCTTCTCTGCCTGCACCACGACGAGGTGCGCAGCCAGCTTGTCCTCGTCCAACTCCACTGTCGGCTCGGTGTACATCCGGATGGCGGTGTCGATGACGCGCATCTCTGAGACAGGGAACCCCTTACGCAGCTTCTTGAACAGCTGGTAGGTCAGCTCGATGTCGTTGGCACAGTACTTCATGTACGCAGCCAGCTCTGCTGGGGAGAAGTGCCTGCGGCGTTTGCCCAGTGCTTGGATAACTTCCTCGCCCTTGGCCCCCAGCCCGTAGTGCTGAGCCAGTGCCTTGAGGCTGCCGCCCACCGTCGCCTGATGCAGAGGACGCGCCATAGATAGCGTGTCCAACCACAGCTTGGGCTTGATGCCGTAGTGCCACGAGAGGATAGCCCCGTCGAACATGGTGTTGTGGCAGAGGATGGCCTTGTCGCTGTAGTCCAGTGACTTGAGGAACCTGCCCACGTTGTCACCACTGTAGGTATCTACGGGCCCGTCGTTGACCTTGACACCCACCCCGATCACCTCGAACAGGTCAGACCTGACGTAGGCTTCCGTTGTGATCTTGGACAGCGAGTATTCCCTGTCGTAGAAAGTCTCGAAGTCGATGGTTACAATGTCCATCACACCACATCCCCCCTAAGGCGCCGCGCTGTACGCCACGCTGTGTATCTCATCTGCGTCTCATGATCTTCTGATAGGAACTGCAACATCTGCACCAGCCCATTGGCGGACATGTTGCTCTTAGCTGCCAGCTCGTCGAGCGCATACTTCGCTACTTGCGACGCGATCCTACTGTCCAGCTCTGCTGATACAATATGGCTCATACTAGCTGTGTCTTCGCGTATGCGTACATCCGCATATGGTATGCTCATATACGACCGTACCGCGTCCTTCATGTCATCTGGATTCATCCTGTCTCACCCTGTCTTATGCCTGTCGTCTGTCCCTATTGCACGGCGCTCGTATGAAATAAGAAACGCAATGCAACATGCTGCGTGTGCGAGGTGTGAATACCCCGTCTCCGGATCGTTATCTTGACCACGCCACCACGCCCACATATGTCGCATGAGTGCACCGAATGGACGGTGCCACGCCATACCCTTCTCCCAGTTACGTTCACTATACTTAACAGCACCGTAAGTCAACACTCGTGCTGTTTCTTCTAGCAGTTCAGGTGGGATCAGGTCGAAGCGCAGCTTGTCGCCGTCGAACTTGACGCCTTCTTCGAGTGGGGGCTTGGTCATTCGATCCTCCAGTGGGGATCGTGAGGGGCGCTGGTGGATGATAAGCCGTAGCGCAGTCTGATCTTCGACCAACACAAAACCGCAGGTTTCGCTGCGCCCCTCACGACATTGGTAGCGGGTCAGGTGGTGGCCTGCAACCGCGATTTCTTTTCTGCGGCCAGCTTGGCCAGTGCTCTTTCGACAGCGGCCGTCCCGGCTGACAGCTTGACCTTGGGCTTGTCCTCGATCTCGTCAGTCCACACCACGATGGGCTTCGGCTTGGGCGGCGGTGCCCATGTCATACCCAGAGGTAGGGCAATCCCGAAGCGTTCGGCTGCGGCGTCGATGGACTTGCGGTGCATGCCATAGTGCCGGGAGGTTTGGGTTGCGTTCCACCCCTTGTCCCGTGCTGCTTCGATCATGTCACGGGTAATCTTTTTGCGGCCATTCATAGGCTCTCTCCTTGATCTTGTTTATTTCCGGTAGGTTCTGCCTCAGCATATACATGATGAGGTCGAGTTGTTCTTGGGTGGCCCACATGCCACCCGGCACCCGGACATAGCCCGCCGCACGCAGTGCACTGGCACCGGGGCTAGTGTCGCTAGGTGCTCTGCTCATCAGTCGCTGTCCCTTGTGATCTCGTAAGCCACAAGATGCAGGACACCAACGGCAGCGGCGAGGGGCATTCGTCCGCTATATTCATAGATCAGGGCTTTGATGCGGTCGCCCAGTTCCCCCGTCACGTCCTCGGCCCTCTTGCCGTCGCCCTTGAAGATGCGGATGTCAGTCACGGCTCTCTCCCTTGTTCTTCCCGAAGGCGAAGTCGATCCACTCCTCGCAGGCATCGAAGGCGTGTTGGATGCCCTCGATATTCCCTTCACGAACAGCTTCTCGCAAGCGGTTCCACTCAGTCAGCATTTTAGAGACACGTCTGTTCCCGTAACGGTCACTCATGGCTCGCTCCTTTCAGCGCCTCTCGGCCTTTGCCTGTGATCTGGGGGCGCGACCCTCTGGTGACGTAGCCTTGGCCCTGCAACCACTCAAGGGTTTCCCCCATCGCAGCGCCCCAGCGCAAGTCCTTACCAGAACCCGGCTCGGCAATCTCTCTCAGCACGTTTCGTTCATAGGGGGTCATGGCTCTCTCCTTTTGATTGTCGCAAGCGCAGCAATGGCGTCGAGGTAGTAGGTGTGGGCCATGTAGTCGCCCTTGGCCCGGTCGCGGATGGTCTCGAACCAATCCACTGCCTGCGCCAGCTTGGCTTCGAGGGCGTCCCGCTCTTTCTCAAGTTTGAGGTAGTCGTTCTCCATCATGCAGGCTTCTTGCTCCTGCATTTCCAACTCATCCTCCGCAAACTTGGCGTCCTGACGTGCGGCGGCGAGTTGTTCGGTCAGGGCTTCGATGCGGTCCAGCATGTTCTTTTCCACGCAGTCACATACGTCTAGCGTGGCAAACTTGAAGGGACAGTCATCTCTGTGGTCGTGATACTCAGTCATGCTCGTGCCCTCTCCCATGCAAGCCGCCCGATGCGGTTGGCCAATACCTCAAGGTCCTCGGCACTCAGGTCATCCTTGTCAGCCAGTGCTGTGTAGACAGAGTTGCACGCCGGCCTCGATGGCAGCGCCCGGATACCATCCATCACCATGACGGCACTGGCAGCGGTGGACTTCATGTCCCGCAGAAACGGAACGTCAGATTGTTTGGTTCTAAACATCAGTTATCCTCCAAGAATGTGTCGTAGTCTGCGTCTTGCATGGTGACCCCCCGGCATGTGGCCTTGCTCCTGACATGCGCTGAGAACAGGGGGTCGTCGGGGTGGAACTGCCCACCCCAACTGCTTACTGCGTCTGCCACGTAGTTGGCCATTGCGTCAGGCTCGATGTGGTCCAGCGTGCGGACCGAGACAGTCAGTCGATAGACAGGCATCACTGCTCCTCCCACTCGTCAACGTCGGCCCGGTCAGGGTGACAGGTGAACCACTCCCGGCTCGGCTTGCTCTGGTCAGAGGTCCGCCACAGTTGGAACTTGGCACACTCACCCTTGGCATACATCGCCCGGACAGCAGCCGAGATGGAACTGTATTCTGTCAGGCCCTCGGTCCGGACCTTACCGGGCACAAGCTCTGAGTAGAGGGACGACACTGTCCATACCCCACCCTTACGCATGGTGCTCCGCACCCGGTCCGCCATCGTCGGCTCCGCCGGAACCGAGGGCTCGATGTCGAACTGGTCGAAGGGCATGGCATACTGCACAGGCACTGATGTCTTAACAGGGGTGGGGTTGCGAGACAGGAACACAGTCAGCCAAGGCGTGCGTTCTGCCTTGTCAGGGAAGCGGTTGGGCACCAGCTTGGCGGTGACCTCCATGCCGACTGACACCTGCGTTGTCGTGGCGACGTTGACCGGGATGTAGCAGTTCTCTCCGTTGTCCATGCGGACACCGAACGCTGACCCTGAGGGCAGCACATTGGCGATGACCAAAGCGGTCTCGACCGGGACGAGGTGGGGGTATGCGTGTTCCATTGTGTATCTCCTTGATGTGATTAGTTGTCGAACCAGAACACCACGCGATAGTCCGCAGTGTCAGCATCGCCGTCGTAGACGTTGATCGAAGCCTTATACAGAAGGCGGAAGTAGCTTGTGTCCTCACCTTCCAGACGTTCTCTTGTCATGGTAGCAATGAACTCCGAGTTGTCAGCGCACCAGCACATGGCGAACTCCTCAAGTGGCAGCCACGAGTGGCTGTGTGCATCAACACCCCAGCCTTCGGACAGCGCAACGCTCAGGTCAGAGGCGTCATCAGGTAGGCCCACAGGTTCAGGGCCATCACCCCGCACCCCAGCCAGTCTGGCAAAGAAGGCATAGTCACGATCGCCCACCGCCGGAGCGTGGTAGTCCCAGCCCGGCTCGTTGTAAGAGAGCTTCGGGATGCCGCCATCAGTGCGGACACCGATCCACTTGTCCCCATACTTGCGCTCGACCACGATGTGTATGTCAGCACCCATTACGCATCCTCCTCCTCTACTTCTTCAATAAGATCGTTTGCTACCAGCGTATCCCACACACCATCGTCGCTGGTGAGGTAGTCGTGCTCCTCCTCCAGCTTGGTGTAGAGATCGTTCATGTAAGTGCGCCACTGCTCAGCCAGTGCTGCCTCGAAGTCCACGATCTCCTTGTCCACCATGTCATCCCAGCGTTGGATGACAGCCTCTTGCAACTCAGACTTGGGGTTCGCACACTGCCAGAACGCTTCGCACTCAGCGTTGATGCTGACGCTGCTGGAGTGGTAGTAACGACCGCGATGGTCACTGGTGGCCCAGACAGCGCCGCCCATCTCGATCAGCTTGCGAAGCATGGGGAACTGATCCACGTGGTGGTGGTTGAGGTAGGTCAGGGCGTTGTCCAAGGAGCCGACGAAGCAGGCGCCGTCACCCTGTGACCAGAAGCCGGAGAAGTATGTCTTGTCCACTTGGATGCCGACCTGCTTCATGTCCTCGATGAAGTCAGACTCAACACAGTCCCACCAATCGTTATACTCGACGTTAATGAAGCGATACTTTTCCAGCAGAGCAGTGCGTTGCGATGATGCGACCATCGTTGGTTACCTCCAGAGTTGCATGTCCAATAGCTACATCCCGTAGGATGTTCTGATACAGTTCGAGTGTCTTGTCCGCTGCCTCCAGTGCAGTCTCTGTTTGCTCAAGGATGTCGTCACGATCCCTGAGTTCCTGCCACTGGTGGATGATCCATGCGGCGGCGATGACCAGCGCCACCCACGATACAAAGAGTTCAGTTGGTATCACTTCATGTGTCCTCTCATACGGTGGAGCGTGCACAATGCAGTCACCACCTGTTGCAGTGTTCCTTCAATAGGTGGTGGTGCGTCGCTGGGACGGCCCCCGGGCAGGTCCCCGAACAGTATACCACGAATTGGTGTGTCGTTGTTCTCCTTTCTGATGAAACCAATAGCGGCGAAACGGTAGGGTGAGCGACGGCGCGACTTGACATCCCACTCGTTGACCTTCCGAACGAACACCCCGATGTCCACCGCGAAGCTCTCCTGCATCAGCTTGGCCTTGCCACCCGGCTCGAACCCATAGCCTTCGGGAAAGTCCACCATCACACACGCACCCGGCAGTGCTCACCGAAGGGAGCCGTCATGTCAGTGGTCATGGCCCAGATAACCGGGGTGGTGCAGTCGTCAGGGTAGGGGGTGTAGCCATCAGTCAGCACGATGGTGCAGGCGAGGTTGTCAGCATGACCCTCTGCATCGAGGAAGTCGAAGGCAGCACGCACATCAGTGCCGCCACCACCGTGGAAGCTGATGGACACAGTGTCATCAGGCAGGAAGCAGTCGTAGTGGGTGACCACGGCATCGAAGTAGACCACATGCAGCTTCTCAGGACGCAAGTCCTCATGGACAGTGCGAACCTCGGCAGCCATCTGTGCAAGGATGTCATCACCAATGGAGCCGGAGCAGTCCACGAGGAAAGCGATCGGACCCATGCGCTCACCCGTCCGGCTCGGCATGTAGAAACCCTGAGACAGGAACCTACGGTTGGGCCGGGCGAAGCTGCGCTCGTCAGTCTTGTGCTTGACCACGAACTTCTGGAGCACCTCGCGCCAGTCAACCGTTGGATTGAGGATTCTGTCCACAAGCCGGGCCATGCCAGCCGACAGTTTGCCCATCATCTTGGCAGCCTGTGCAGCCTGTGCCACCTTGACCTTCCACTCGGCAGCCTCTTGGGCTTGGTCAGAGGCAGTGCCCTCACCATCCTCAAGGTCTTGGCCAGTGCCACCCATGTCACCGCCGCCACCCTCGCCATCACTCTCGGGCAGCAAGGTGTAGATGTGCTCACTGACACCCTGACCTGCGTCATAGAGCGCCTTGTTGAGGCAGCCACCCTCGATGAACTTACCAATGCCCTCGTCGGTCAGCAGTTGGTTGATGACGTAGTCAGCGGCCTTGTTCCAACGCTTAGGGTCACGGGACTGACGGCGGAAGTTGTGCTCCAGCATGGGGTGCATGCACTCATGAGCCACGAGGAACTTAAGCTCCTCATCAGACAGGCCGGAGACAAACTCCGGGTTGTATAGCACACGCTTGCCATTGGTGGCAGCGGTAGGGATGATGTCAGAGTAGGTGTGCGGCATACCCAGTGCGATAGCACCGACAAAGGGATGCTCAAGGATGAGGCTGGTCTTGGCCTTGGCCAAGCGGGTCTTGAGTGTGTCGAGAGACTGCATGTGTGTTACTCCTGTGTGTTGTTAAGAAAGTCTTTGATCGAGGTGCCGTGGTCTACCGCTCTGAGCCTGCGGTCCACACCATACAAGTCCCAGAGATCGTGCTGGTCGCTGGCCCCGCCGTCAATCTCCACCGTGATGTCATTGTATTCCTCACCGATACGGACGAAGGCAGTGCCAGCACCTCGATCAGCCGCAGCACCAAGCAAGGCATGGTGACACTTCACATCATCGTAGTTGTCATACCACTTGACATTCTCGAAACTTGCGTGGAGCAGGGTCATCACATCGACGATCTCAGTGATGCTGTAGTGCGCCAAGTCCTCAGGCGAGATCGTATTGTTGAGCCTGACCTCAGCAAGGAAGGCGATGACCGCCTCCCGATTGGCAAAGGCCATGCCTATAGCCACGTCACTGTAGTATCCCATGTGTGTCACACTCCCATAAAAGCGCCCATCCGGGCCATGATGTCAGAGGCTTCGTCGATCTTGGACTGACGCAGCACCGGGTCGTTGACCACGGCATCCTTGCTCAGACCAGCCAGCTTAGCCTCCACCTCGTAACGCATAGCTTCGAGGTTCGGGTCGTCCATAATATTCAACCGAGGCAACAGCTTACACAGTTCTGTGATGTGCTCAAGCGTGCTCTCATGGAACCGAGACTTGGGGTCGTCGATCTTGGAGAGACGCTCAACCATATGCTTAACACGATCGTAAAGGCGTTGCCAAGCATCACGCATGGCGATGCCAGAGTTTTCTTCCACCCTGCGCTGGAGGTCAGCCTTGATACTGTCAAGCTCATCGTCTGCCAGTTGGACACGGAAGTCAGCAGTCGGCACAGGCAGGACCACCAAGTCCATGCTGAACTTAGACCGCAGGTCGCGGACATCGGGGTAGTCCTCGATGTTGTAGAGGGTGCCGAGGAACCGCTGAGCCGTGGTCTGGAGGGACGGGTAGTCCGCCAAGAACTTACTCACCACCTGCTCCCACTCAGACTTGCGCTTGCGGAAGGTGGTCATGAAGCTGAGGTAGTTGGAAGTGGGCAGCATGTGTGTGTTGTTCAGCCCCCACGGCAGGGTGTTGGTCAGGAAGTCCTTGCGGATGTCACCTGTCATGGTGTGGATGTTGGCGAGGCTGTCACTCATGGGCAGCAGCTTCTTGTGGTAGTTACCCACGTCATAGCCAGCGCCGTTGATGTCGGATACTGCCTTGGTGGCCTTCTTGTCCAGCTTGCGTGCTGTCCACTGGGAGATGTTAAGCTGCACCAGCAGTGCACGATCAGAGAGATGTGTCATGGTCTGTGTCCTTGTTTAAGAGATACGGTGAGCAGTGAGATCAGCCAGCACTTCGTCTGCTGACCGGGCGGTCCAGCCATCGGGGATACTGATCGGGATTTCCCCGGTCAGGTAGTTGTCACTCGCGTCATCGGTGGCGATGATCCGGGCGTTGAACGAGGTGGAGTAGTCCATCTCATCAACTAAGTCCCATATGGACTTGCCACCATGATCGAGGTCAGCGCGGACTTTCTCCACGGCGGCAGCGAGGTTGTCTGCTTCCACCTCAACGTGGCCATAGACACTGACGTCATGGGCTAGGGTGAAGTTGAATGTGGGCATGTGTTACTCCTTGTTGATGAGACGGAGATAGGCTTGGTAAGCGGTCCACTGGTCAGGGAACTGTTGCTTGAGGTAGTCGGTGAGGGAGAGCATACGATCGGACCAGTCACGACTGTCCCGATACTCGATATACTCACCAGTCATGCGGCCAAGGCCACCGAACCCGTCGATGGCCTTGATGTAGACGAGATACCCTGCAAAGGTGCCTGTCATATCAGAACAGCACCGACTGATGCTTGATGGACCAGTCAATGAAGCCCTTGGTCGAGGTGACGGCGGGATCACGACGGACAGCCATCGACATAGCCAGCACTGAGAACTCAGCCGGGCAGCGGGACAGGTAAGTGACAGCCCGGTCGATGTTGGCCTGAGAGATGCGTGATGCGATGGCACCAGACAGAGCGTAGAGAGTGGCCGGATCGGACGGCACATCGGCACCATCGGGGTTGAGTAGGATGGCATCAGGGTTAGGCAGCTTGCGGTAAATCTTGAGGAACCCCACGAACTCAGCCGCAGCCCCCTCACCAACGGCACCCTTGAAGCAGTCGAACTCAGCCTCAGCAGGGACAGCACCGAGGACAGCACTGACACCCTCAGCCCACGAACGAGGCGTTGGGTTCTGGTCCTTGTTGGCATCGAAGTCATGGAGCAGACCGGGACGGAAGCGGATGAAGGCCACGACCTCAGACTTGACACCATGTGTCAGTGCCCACGACGACCAGTCATCGAGGTTGGTGTCGAACTCTAGGACAGTCTCACGATTGCGGAGGTGGGACAGCACCCGGTTAGCCCCGGCACGATCCGACTGCCTGTTACCAGTGGAGACGACAGTCCAGCCCTTGGCAAGGGGTGTGCCGTGGAGATTGCGTGCTTGGCAGATGTTAGCCAGCACTTTCTGGATGTCGGCCGGGGCTTGGTTACGATCATCGAAGCAGAGCACACCACCACGACCGTCGTCGTAACGAGAGCCAACGGCAGGGAACCAGTCGGGGATCATGTAACGCAGGGTCTCGCCCCCAATGACAGGGATGCCGAAGTCCTCGACCAGCATGGTCGGCAGGTGACGCTCGACGTAGTGCAGACCGAGAGCCTCAGTCACAGACTGAACGAGGGTGGTCTTGCCACCACCCGGCGCCCCCTCGATAGCCACGGTGCGGTTGATCGAGATGAGGTCTTTAAGTGTGTCAGACAGAAGGGATGGACGCATTGTGTATTACTCCATGTGTTGTGGCTTGTCTCATCAGTGCCACGGTAGCCATCCGTGGCAGACTGGGGTTGCCCCCAGTTTCGACTCATAGGGAATTTGCCTCACCCCCACCGCTTCTTGCTGGACTGGATGGCAGTAAGCTGCTTGTAGGCAGTGACATAGGCCACCTCGGTCTCCTCGATGCAGTCGTGATAGGTCAGCACTTGGCGCCGGATGGCGTCGAGGTGAGAGTCAACAGTGACATAAGTGGACATGCCACGGGCAATGTCAGCGTAGCGATCCGGCTCATCGAGGCAAGCCAAGGCGATGTTAGACAGGCTGACAGTGCCCCAACGCTCACCTTGTCTAGGGTCAATGCCCAGTCTGACTTGGGTCTGGACCCACAACTTGAACTGGTCGAAGCCCTTGGCACAGGCAGCATTAGCCTTCTTGCGGTTGACACTGTAACGGGTGAAGGGCTTGGTCCCAGCGATGATGTTAAGGTTCTTGTCCAGTGTGGCACAGCCATCGACCAGATACCCCATGCTGGTGTTGTTGATAGCACTGTTGCGTATCCACAGGACAGGACCAACAGGGTTGGTGTAGCTGGCCCAGACAGCACCGCGGAGCACTTGGTTGACCGCCTCGTCTGTCAGCTTGGAAGCATAGGGTTCGAGGTCAATGGTGCCATCGTCATGGTAAGTGATGATGTCAGTCTGGTAGAGCCGGATGGCGACAGAGCCATTGTCAAGTTTGCGGATGGTGAGGTTGTCATTGCGCCGCTGACCAAGGGGTCTCGTGTCAGTGGACCGCCCCCTGATGGGGACGATGCTGTCATACTTAGCCAGAGCTTGCTCATAGGAAGTGATGCCGCCACGGGGCAGGACGATGTTAGAGCCGAACATTACAGGGTCTCCTTGATAGCGTTGATGCTGTTGTTGGTGGCGTTGACCACGGACCAGAGGGCAGTCTGGTAGGGGATGGTCGGGTCAGACTGGATGACCTTGTCCACCTTGCGGTAGAACTCATTGACGCCGAGGTAGCCAATGACTGACATGGTGACACGTATCGTCTTGGGGTCGAGGACGGCGGTGGAGACGAAGGTGGTCGTAACGGTGACGGTGGTAGGCATGTCAAAGTCCTTTCAAATGTGAGAGCCACTTGTAGACAGTGGACTGGCCGACGTTGAACTGAGCGGCAGCCTCCTTGACAGAGACACCCTCCACTCTGACGAGGCGCAGCACTTCGGCTCTCGTGGTGTCGTCGAGACCATAGGCTGGGTGGTAATCAGGGACGACTATGAGATAGTCGGGGCTGGATGGTGTAAAGGCCAGCCGCATCACAGTGCCACCTCTACCGGAGCAAGGCCGGGGTTGAACTGGATGTTAAGATGAGTGACGCCATAGTGCTGCTTGAGGTCGTGACGGTCACAGACAGTGATCCGGCAGTTGTTAAGCGGGGAAGACTGGTCGACCACTACGAGTTCATGACCAACGGTGTAGTCATAGACGGCATCAGCCTGACTGATGTAAGGGCGGCGAAGTGGCTTGACAGTGAGGGACTTGGTGTAAACCTGAGCAGCGAGGTCAGCGAGTTTGGTCCAGTTGGCCATGATAAGGGTCCATAGTTGTGTGTTAAGATTGATAAGCATTGTCAGGACCAGACTGTTTACAAGGTAGAGTCGGCCTGAGCCATGACCTTAGCCGATTCCGCTGGCCGTGTCAAGTTTCGGAGGGTAGGGAGGTTTAATCCGCGCGGATAATGGGTTAGTCCGCGCGGGAACTGTGTAAAGTATCTACGAATTGGGCGCGCGATAGGCGAAGTATCTTTACAGTATGGATAGTGCAAGTGTTTGATTTTGTTAGCGTTTTTTGGGGTGTATCTAAACTATCTACGATTTTTCAGAAGATAGACCCACTAAAAGAGCGCAACTGGAGCGGTTGTATTGTAAAGGTTTACACTCAACCGAGTTGATTGACGATTTCCGTCACGTATCTTCAAAAAAAACGTGTATATTATAGATAGTTTAGATACTTTACTACTACTACACACTGGTTTGATATGCTTTACACAAGCTAACCCCTTGGTTTCATTGGCTTTTCCATTTTGGTGTAAACATGTAAACTATCTAAATTTTACACATTCCGTGTAAAGGTAGTGTAAAGGTAAAATAGATAGTTGTTTAATATCAATGACTTACTGGGTGTAAAGACATAGGCCCCCGACAAATGGCACTCGATACGAGACGCTTTACACTAGAGCTACAGGCCCCCGACGTATGGCGAGTGTAACGAGCAAACTTAACACGCAACCGCTACCTATGCGGGCGGTGTAAAGGTGTAAAGGTGTAGAGCAGACAACAAAAAACCCGCCCGGTGGTTAGCCGGGCGGGTCAGGGTTAGGTCAGGGCGAAGAAGAGGAACAGCAAGGTGGCGATCACGCCCATCAGCGCTTGGCCTATCATTTGCCAGTCCACCTTGCGGTGGTGAGCGGCGAGGTAACGCTGCGCGTTGTCCTGTCCGCGCTTGGAAATGTGCGTGTCGATCTTGAGCTGGCGATCGCGCAACGCGGCTTTGGTGTCGTGCTTCATTCTGTCAATCCTTGTGTGAGAGGTGAGGCGGGCCCTTGTGGGGCCCGCCCTGTTTTTAGAACTCTACCTTGGGCGCGGCGGCCTTGGCGGGCCGCGATCCGGTGCCTTTGGTGAACTTGAGTTTCGGCTGCGGGAACTTGCCGCGGACCAGAACCAGCTCGATCATGTCGGCCTCTTTGGCCAGCTTGGCGAACACTGCCGGAGTTACGTCGGCACCAGCCGCAAGGGGCTTTTCAAAGCCGTCGGCCCAGATGGACCAGCCGGACATGGTCAGCTTGTTGCCCTTGATCGCGTCGACCAAAGTTTTGGGGTTGCCGGCATTGTGCTTGCCGTCGGCTTTCCCCGTGATCCGGAATATATCCGAACCAGCTTTGACCGGAACGATTGCGACTTGACCTTCGAAAAGTTTAGCCATTGTGTGTCCTTTCATATGGCATAAGGTTGATACTTCTGCCACCCATCATCGGCACTACGTGCCTAGGGTCAGGTTAACGATGTCAAAGAGCGCCGGGGCTTCCCCCGTCCCGTCCAGCGATCGTTTGCTGTTCGGTGAGATCTTTATCCGCTTTCCTGTCGGCCGTGTCAACTGCTAATTTATAAAAATCTGCGACAATTTATAACAAAAAACGCGCGCCGCGCGGTCGCAGGCAGGCATGGGGGGTGGGGGGTTGGACAGCGGTCGCGCGGCCCCCCGCTATTGTAGTAAACCTCTTACAACACAACCCAAAAATACCAATCTTTACACCTGTACATCACCCGAACATTTTATAACACCCCTGCCAAAAATTTTCCCGGCCCAAAAAACCAAATCTTTACACTATTGACCGCCCCCGCCTCCAAGAGTTACCATCCCCCCATGTACATGAGCCCTGTTCACACCAAATGGACCGATCGGTTCGCCTTTGAACTCGCCCTTCTCATGGAAGGCAGCGGGGAAAAGCTCGACGAACTGCTGGATCGGCACGAGTTCGAGGCATCAGACCTCCTCACCTTCAAGAACGACGCCACTTTTCTCAAGAAAGTGGAGGCTTACAGGGAGGAAGTACGCACCAAGGGCCTCACATTCAGGGTCAAGGCGCGTGCACAGGCCGAAGAACTGCTCAAGACCAGCTGGATTCTCATCCACGACCCCATTGTGAGCCCCGCGGTGAAGGCCGACCTCATCAAAAGCACGGTCAAGTGGGCCGGACTGGACACAACCCCCGCCGGAGAGGGTCAGAACAACGCCGGTGGCGTCACGATCAGCATCAATTTGGGTGGACAGACGCTGGATGTGACCGCCAAACCCGCCCCGACCGAGGTCGAGGACGCCGATGTCGTCGAAGAAGATTGATCCGATCGAGGTCTGCAAGCTGGACAGCACATTTGCAGTGCAAGCGCTCGTCGCCACCCTACGGGACACCAATAAGTCCTACAGAATCATGAAAATTCCACGGCCGAAGCCTAGGTCTCCCCTCTATACGGTGATTATCTACAATGCCGCTTGATATTTCCTACACACCCACCCCTACGGTCACCCGGTTCATGCAATCGGACAAGAAGATGCGGGTCATCATGGGTCCTGTCGGCTCCGGCAAGTCCGTGGCCTGCTGCTTTGAGATTATCCGGCGTGCCAGCCAGCAAAAGCCCAATGCCAATGGCATCCGCAAGACCCGCTGCGCTGTGGTCCGCGAAACTGTCCGCCAACTCTCCGATACCACGATCAAAACCTTCCTCGACTGGTTCCCTCCGGGGGTCTGTGGTCACTTCATGCGCACCACCAAGACCTACTTCTTCAAGGTGGGCGATGTGGAGTGCGAGATCATGTTCCGCGCGCTGGACGACGCGGATGACGTGGCCAACCTCAACTCTCTCGAACTGACCTTCGCGTGGTTCAACGAGTGCAGGGACATCCACCCGGATATTGTGGACGCGATGTCCAAACGTGTGGGTCGTTTCCCCTCAGCCAAGGATGGCGGGGCAACGTGGCACGGGATGTGGGCGGATACCAACCCGCCGACCATGGACACGTGGTGGTTCTACCAGATGGAGAAGATCGACCCGAAGGATGGGGTCAGCCCCAACAACAACGGGTGGGATGTGTTCAAGCAGCCGTCGGGGCGCAGCCCCTACGCGGAGAACATCGAGAACCTGCCGGAAGGGTACTACGACACCCAAGGCCGATCGGAGGAGTACGTCAGGGTCTTCATCGACGGGGAGTACGGGCTTAGCCTTGCCGGCACGCCGGTGTTCAAATACTTCCGGCCGGACTACCACATGGCCAAGATGCCGCTCAAAGCCATCACCAATGGCACGAGACCGATTATCGTGGGGATGGACCTCGGGCTCACGCCCGCGGCCGTCATCGGACAGCAGGACCCACGAGGCCGGGCGCTGGTGCTCGCAGAGGCGGTCAGTTACGACATGGGCATCCAGAGGTTCATGCGCACGGTGCTCAAGCCCCTGCTCTACGAGAAGTTCGCCGGGGCGCCAATCATCATCGTGGTTGACCCAGCCGGTACACAGCGAGCCCAGACCGACGAGCGCTCCGCGGTCGACATCATCAAGGCCGAAGGGTTCAGGGTCATGCCCGCCCGGACCAACAACATCACACCGCGCATCGCCGCGGTCGACGACTACCTCATGCGACAGGTCGACGGTGATCCGGGGTTCCTCATGGACCCCAGCTGCATCCGGCTTAAGGCAGCTCTGATGGGCGGCTACCGGTTCAAGAAGAACGGCGACGGGTTGGAGAAGTCGGGCGATGCCGGCAAGCACAGCCACATCGGTGACGCGATTAGCTATCTGATGATGCACATCGGCAGTCTCGACAGTGGCGCGATGATGCACACGCGGCGAGAGGTGAAGCGAGTTGACGCCAAAGGGTGGGCATGATACATAAAGTGTACCGGCGGATTCCCCTCCCTCGTCCGCTGCCTGCTCGACCTAACCCCTCCGGCCCACCCCCGGAGGGGTTTCTCTTGCTAGATGCGCGCAGCCGGGTTATATTCTGTCAACTTGCAAGGGAGGTCCGTCATGGACAAGAAGAAATCACTGGCGCCGAAGAAGTCCCCGCGCCCTATGGACGCAGAGACGGGACGCGCAAATGCGACCCTGACTCGCGCCATGGGCGGTGCTGCGGCACGTGAGCGGCAGGATGCCGAGGCCGGGCGCATGGACGCTAAGCCTAAGGCCAAAGCCACCAAGGCTGGCATGAAGTCCAGCCCGCGCCCCAAGAAAAACCCGATGTACTGAGGAGTTCACCATGGCACCGAAGACCCCAATCAAGACCGGTCGCAAGCCGACCACCGTCAACAAAGATAACTTCGGCACCGGCTACGCGAAGATGGTGACCGCAAACAAGCTGGACAAAGCTGGTTTGCCGGGTGCCGCGAAGAAGATGTCGCGGGAGGCGCTGGACATGATGGACAAGGGATCGCACCGCCTGCAGAAAGACTTTGGCAAGCGCAAGAAGCCGTAAATAGGAACTCACTATGGCAGGTCTGACAATTCTCCGCGTCGTTGGTAACGATGAGCTTGTGCGCCAAGAGCGCGAACAGGCAGAGCGTGAACTCGCAGCGCGGCAGAGCAGCCCCGTCATGGTGGGTTTGACAGCGCACCTCAAGGAGTGCTGGGACGCAGCGCGCATCTCGCGTGACCCGATCACCGACATCATGCTCAAGGCCATGCGCCAGCGCAACGGTGAGTACGAGGCCGACAAGCTCCAGCGCATCCAAGAGCAGGGTGGCTCGGAAGTCTTCATGATGATTACCGAGGTCAAGTGCCGCGCTGCGGAGAGCTGGCTGCGGGACATCCTGCTCGACAACGGCACGCCACCGTGGGACATCGTGCCCACACCTATCCCAGACCTGTCGCCCAAAGAGGCGGAGGAGCTGCAGATGGCCTTCGCCGAGCGCGTGATGGAGATCGTCCAGTCGTCAGGGCAGGCTCCGAGCAAGAGCCAGATCGGCGAGCTTAAGGAGATGGTCGGGCAGGAGTTCCGGTTCAAAATCCTGCAGGCGGCGCAGAATCGCGTCGACAAGATGCGGATCAAGATCGAGGACCAGTTCGCTCAGGGCGGCTGGTCGGACTCGTTTAACGAGTTCATTACCGACCTCGTGACTTTCCCGGCAGCCTTCATCAAGGGGCCGATCGTTCGGCGCCAGCGGTACCTCAAGTGGGAGGGCAGCAAGCTCGTCCCCGGCGAGCGCATTGCGCCTGAGTATGAGCGGGTCAGCCCGTTCAACATCTACCCCGAGCCGGGCATCACCCGGATCAACGATGGCTACATCTTCGAGTACCACGAACTGACCCGCACCCAGCTGGCCGATCTCATCGGTGTGCCGGGCTACGACGACGCTGCCGTCCGCAAGGTGCTCGAAGTGGGCAACACCCAGTCATGGGTGCAGGAGTGGCAGAAGGACTCACGCGAGGAGGAGGAGCGCAAGTTCCACACCGAGCTGCGCCCGACCGAGGTCTACGACACGCTGGAGTTCTGGGGCAAGATCAGCGGCCGGATGCTGCGCGAGTGGGGCATGACCGAGGAGGAAGTGCCTGACGTCGACCGCGAGTACGACGCCAACGTCTGGACCGTGGGGAACTATATCATCAAGGCGGTGCTCAACTACGACCCGCTCGGCGAGAAGCCCTACGCCAAGACCAGCTTCATTAAGCAGCCCGGCGCCTTCTGGGGCAAGGCCATTCCCGAGATCATCGAGGACATCCAGAACGTCTGCAACGCAGCAGCCCGGGCTCTGGTCAACAACATGGCGATCGCCTCCGGGCCGCAGGTCGAGGTTAACCTCGAACGTCTGCCTCCCAACGAGGACATCACCCAGCTGCAGCCGTGGAAAATCTGGCAGGTGATGAACGACCCGCTGGGTTCGTCAGCTCCGGCAGTGCGGTTCAACCAGCCCAACGACAACGCCAACACGCTGGTGGGGGTCTACGACCGCTTCTCACGCATGGCGGACGACCACAGCGGCATCCCGGCCTATATCTACGGCGACACCAACGTGCAGGGGGCAGGACGCACCGCGTCGGGCCTCTCCATGCTGATGGGCTCCGCGGGCAAGGGCATCCGGCAGGTGGTGATGCACATCGACAGCGACGTGCTCAAGACCATCGTGCAGCGCCAGTTCGTTTACAACATGCGCTACGATCCGGATGAGTCGATCAAGGGCGATGCACAGGTCGTTGCCAAGGGCGCGGTTAACCTCGCTGTCAAGGAGACGGTCAACGTCCGCCGCGTGGAGTTCCTCAACGCCACGGCCAACGAGTTCGACATCAGCATCATCGGGCCGCAGGGTCGCGCCGCGCTGCTGCGTGAGGTCGCTAAGGGGCTGCAGATGTCGGTCGACGACATCGTCCCGTCGCGTGAGAAGCTGGCGATGAACGAGCGGCTCGCTGCTGCATCGCAGCAGATGCCGGCACCCGGGGGCGGGCAGCCCGCGGCACAGAACACGGACCTCGCCGGTGCGCCGGCCGGTGGTACCAATCTCATAAACGGGGGGCCGCAGTGAAGCAGGCCACCCCCGAAGTAATCCTCGCGCTGGCTAACAGCGTCCGTCAATACCCAGTCATCCAAGAGTGGCTGGGAGAGTGGCGGATGTCTGAGCTTGAACGGCTACCCAGCGTAGGACAGAGCGTGACACTTGCACAGGGGCGGTGTCAGGTCTTAGGCGAGCTTTACAAGCTCGTCAGTGAGTCCCCTGACTTAGCAGCAAAGTCCCGTAGGGGCAGCTGATCCAACCACGCACACCCGAGAGGAGCGTCCAAATGGCTATTCCCGCGCAAATCCGCAAACAGTCCGAGGCTATCTCGAAGCTGTACGAAGACTTGAACCCGACCGAAGGAGAACAATCTCCGGCGGAGGGTGAGGTCCAGCAGCCGACAGGAGCCAACGGTGAGAGCGGTTCTGCCGCTGAACCGGCGCCTGCAGAGCAAGGGCAAACCGGAACCACGAATGATAACCCGACCGCCGAGCAGCGTTACCGCACCCTCCAAGGGATGTACAACGCTGATACGGCCCGCCTCCGGGCGGAGAACAATCAGATGGGCCAACGCGTCACTCAGCTCGAACAGCTGATCGCGTCGCTTTCCGCGCCCCAGCAGGCACAACAACCTGCACAGGCAGCCGCGGCGAAGCTCATCACCGACAAGGACGTTGAGGATTACGGCGACTCGATCGAGGTCATGCGCCGTGCCGCCCGCGAAGAAGTTGCTGCAGCGCAGCAGGAAGTCGCGGAACTCAAGCGTTTGTTCATGCAGATGCAGACAAACGTCGTCCCCAAGGTGGAGAGCGTCGTACAGCGACAGGCCCTTAACTCTGAGCAAATGTTCTGGTCAGAACTGTCGGCGGAAGTCCCAGACTGGCGTGAAATCAACGCCGAGCAAGGCTTCCACAGCTGGCTGCTTGAGATCGACCCGCTGTCCGGCGTATCCCGGCAGTCGTACCTCGATAACGCGCAGAATCAGCTGGATGCACGGCGGGTCGCAGGGTTCTTCAAGACGTGGCAGTCAATGAATGGCGGTTCTGTTGCTCAATCACCTCGGAACGTTGCCAGTTCTCAACTTGAAAAACAGATCGCACCGGGTCGCGGTCGTACAGCGGCGAGCACTCCTGCCGCCAATGACGGCAAGACCTACGCCCGGGCGGACGTCGCCAAGTTCTTTGACGACGTGCGCAAAGGTCTGTATAAGGGTCGTGAGCAGGAGCGTGACCGGATCGAACGCGACATCTTCGCTGCACAGCGAGATGGCCGCATTACATAAACTGGCTAAGTGAAAGGACACCACATGGCCTATCCCGTTGCTCCCGGCCGCCCCAACTACTCGGGTAACTTCATCCCCGAGATTTGGTCCGGCAAACTGATCGAGAACTTCTACGACGCCACCGTGCTGTCGGCGATCTCGAACACCGACTACGAAGGCGAAATCCGCCGCATGGGCGATACGGTTAACATCCGTACCCAGCCCAACATCACCATCCGCGAGTACGTCAAGGGTCAAAACCTCGTCGTCGAAAACCCGGACTCGCCCAAGCTGCAGCTCCTGATCGACAAAGGCGAGTACTTCTCCTGCGTCGAAGACGACATCGACCGCGTTCAGTCGGACATCAAACTGATGGACATGTGGTCGAAGGATGCTTCGGAGCAGATGAAGGTCAAGATCGACCAGCGCGTTCTGACCGACATGCTGCCGGACATCGACGCTGCCAACAAAGGCGCGACCGCTGGTGCACAGTCGGCTGCGTTCAACCTCGGCACCACCGGTTCGCCGCTGACCGTGACCAAGGATGGCGCTTCGACCACCACCCCGGTCATCGACCTGATCGTTGACATGGGCACCGTGCTCGACGAGGCCAACGTGCCGGAGTCGGACCGCTTCCTCGTGATCCCGGCCCGCATGGCTGGTCTCATCAAGAAGTCGGAACTCAAGGACGCTTCGCTCTCGGGCGACAGCGCGAGCCCGATCCGTAACGGCCGTCTCGGCATGATCGACCGCTTCACGCTCTACGTGTCGCACAACCTGAACGTCTCGTCCGGCAAGACCTCGATCATCGCCGGTCACAAGATGGGCTTCACCTTCGCGTCGCAGATGACTGAGATGGAAACTATCCGCGCTCAGTCCACCTTCGGCAACATCGTGCGCGGCCTGCAGGTGTACGGCTACAAGGTCACTAAGGGCGAGGCGCTGGCACAAGCCGTCGTCCAGTTCGCATAAGGAGAACAGATCATGGTTGCCTACACTGACTCCCTTGGGTTCTACAAGAACTCGGCTGGTTTCTCGGCCAACTACACCGACCGCGTCAGCGTGATCGAGATCGACCTCGACTTCGCAAAAATCGCGGCAGCCCGCACCGCCGCCAGCGCAGCCGCGCTGGGCTCCGGCGACACGCTGGTCATCGGCACCCTGCCCAAAGGCTCGTTCGTTCTGTCCGGCGTTGCTACGCTGGTCCGTGCGGAAGGCGCTGCGGCCAACATCGACGTCGGCATCAGCGGCGGCACTGTCGACTTCTGGGTCGACGGTTTCGACCTGAACGGCACGGTTGGTTCCACCGGTGGCTACGCTGATGCAACGGCCTACTATGTAACCGCTGACACCGGCATCCTGTTGACCCTCAACTCTGCCAGCGTTGACGCAGCTCGCGTCAAAATCTCGCTGGCAGTGGTCAACATGGGCGCTGAACTCGGCACCATTCCGTCGGCCTAATGATGGGGGCTTCGGCCCCCATCTCCCAACAAAAGGAGACTGAAAATGGGTGTCTATAGCGGTATCTCGCAGGACAACGTCCGGATCAACAGCGGCAATGCAACCCTGCAGACGCTGGCTGTCACCGGGTCGGTCGTTGCGGCCGGTGTGGTTATGAATGTGCGTCAGCGGTTTACGATCGCTGAGGTGAACGCCGGCGCGACGCTTGTCGCCGCCGTCGCTGGCAAGTCCATCCGCATGGTGTCGTGCAAAGCTATCGCCGTTGGCGGTGCTGCTGGCGCCGTGACCACGGTGGATGTGCTGGGAACTCTGAGCACTGGGCGCAAGCTCGTTGCCTTTGCGCAGGCTAACCTGACGCAGAGCGCTGTGCTCACCGATGGCGGCACTGGTGCGGCTGTCCTCGCAGATGGTGCGTCCTACACCGCAAACGACGCGGGTACGGCCGTCACTGTCGGCAAGACCGGCAGCAGCGTGACGACTGCAACGCACATCGACGTGATCTTTGATTACGTCCTTGTCTAAAATCTGCGAGGCCCTTCGGGGCCTCGCTTCTTCAAGGAGCGCACCATGGCCACCAACCTGACAGCAGAAAAAGTTAAAGACAGCTTCTCGCAACTGCTGCACATCGACGGCGGGCCTGAGGCTACGCCCAAGACGGTGTACAGCGGCACGGGCACGGCGACTGCGCTCAAGGTCGGCACAACCAACGTCGAGGTCGACAACATCCGGGTCGATGGCAACACCATCAGCACGACGGACACCAACGGTAACTTGACTCTGTCTCCGAACGGCACCGGCGCCGTCGTGATGGGCAACGTGAATATCACCGGTGGCACGATCACCGGAACGAGTTTTCCCGGCAGCTTCACGGGTATCACACTTATCGAGTCCACAACGCTGGCCACCAGCGATGCGGAGACTGGTCTCACGATCACCGAGAACACGATCTCGGCAGACGGCACCGACACCAACATCGACATCAACATCACGCCCAAAGGTACGGGCGAGGTGAACGTCACGAACATCGACGTCCTGAGTGGCAAGGTGCCGTTCAGCACGATCACTGGCCGGGCCTTTGCCTGTTTCTCTGACATCACAGACCAGACCGGCAGTGTGTCTGCAGGTACGGCGGTCAAGTTCGGGACCACTGAGGTCGCAGGTTCTGGCATCACGATGGTTACGGACGGTACCAACCTCACGCGCCTCACCTTCGCTGCGGCCGGTACGTACATGGTCGCTCCGAACCTGCA